GCCTGGTTTGCTGATTGAGCCATGCCCTGATAAGCGCCAGCGCGAGCCTGACCTTGCGCGAATTGTGATTGAGCTTGAGCATTGCCAAGATTAGAAAGAATATTTCCAGAGCTCGAAGCGAGTTGGCTTGTTGATTGAGCTTGTCCAGCAGCAGAAGCCTGGCCACCAGAAGACAACCCAGAAAGCATGTTGTATTTACGCGCCTTCTCGTTAGCTTCACGAGCATAAGCGTTTGCATACTCTTGACTTGCTAGATTCTGTGCGTATTCAGAAACGCCTTTTTGTTGAGCACCACTCAATAAACGACCACGGGCCGCCGCCGATTTATCAAGCGCCTCAATGCCCTGGTCGATTCTGAATTGGTAGCCAGGATCCCTTGTTACATCAATATCACCAACCAAAAACTCATCTGACTTAACGCCAGACCAAAGTTGATTTAGCGCTTGCTCTCCAATATCACGCCAAGGTGCAAAGTCCTCACGTTGCTGGTTTGCTAGCTCTCGCTGAAGAGCTACGTTTTCATCAGCAATGGCTTTTTGTGATGATGCCGCGCTCTTTGCCGCTTTCGCCTGAGCCTTACTTGCTCTGCTTGCAGAAACTCCACCAACTACAGCGGATGCGGCAATTGCTGTCGCTACTCCTGACATAAGTCCCCCCTGATTAATCTATGACTAATTACTTCACGATAATTAACCGTAATCTCCTCACCCGCTTCAATGTTTCGAGTAGCAACAAGATCCGCGTTCTGGCCGTCAACTAGAACCATTACTGCGTTAGGGCTCATGGCATGATTAACAAATCGCCCCGCCGGCGTTCGTTGGTTGTCGATTCGAGAAGGACAAATCACATCACCCTTTTCAAGGTTTCTTTCACTGAAAAACCCTACACCTTCGATCACTGAGTCTTTGACGTGCAAATGGTCAAAACCTTCAGGAAAGGCAATCTGGTCTTCTGTGTTTTCAACTTGTGAACGAATCTGCTCTTCAGTCATGTCCATGTCATCCACCATGCGACCGTAATCACTCACGTTCACAAGACGAATAAACTCATCTAGATCTTCAAAGCTTTCGGCGGTTAAAAACTTCTGGATCTGGTCACCGTCTTCACTGCACTCGGCACCATACGGATGAAAGGTAATCCACGTTGTATCTTCGTGAGCATATCCAGCACGTTTTTTGCCTGACTCACCTTTGAAGCAGTGGTAGCCGGTAATTCGCTTCCGCTCTCCGGTTTCCGTTGATATCGTAATGTCTCCGCTGATCATCACGTCAAAGTGATCAAACTTATAGATTTGCCCAGTGATCAAGCTTCCTTTGGGAATGGTAATTTCACGACCATACATACCGCCGTGAATGTGATGCGTCACCGGTATTTCAAGTTGTGGCAACTTCTTAGCCATCTCTTCATAAGCAAGAATATTTGCTCGGGTCGGACCTTTACCAACTCCGCACAAGCTAGAGATTATCGCTACAGCATTGCCATCTTCTTGTTTTGCTACCTTTTCCATGATCACCCTTAAGTTGTCATCTGGCCTGAAGTCTTGCTCTCTGCCAGCAAGTTATTAAGAACCGCAATAGCATTGTTAAGATCTGACGCCAATTGATTTATTGCCGCTTTGTTCTCATTAGTCAAATTGGTCACTGATTGAGTATAAGCCTGATCGTAAGTTGCCGGAGCTGTGCCAATGTCAGCGGTAGAAATATTAACCGTTGTGTCTACTGCGTCAGCTATTGAGGCCATTCTTTTAACCAAACCAACGAATAACTCATCAGCAACATCATTAAATCCAACGATATCGCCATTAGAGCCGTGAGCTTGGGATGCGTTTACGTGAGCATCAAGGCTATTTGAAAGCAATAGTATTGCCTGGGCATTGGCTTCGATGTTGGCAGCGTTTTCTGCAATAGCTAGGGCATTTTGAATAATTGCTTCTGAATTGGCAGCAATATCTTCAGCGTTCTGAGCAATAGCCAAAGCATTTTCTTCAATCGCTTCTGCGTTGGCAGCAATGGCAATTACGTTGGATTCAACAGCTGCAACCAGTTCGTCAATATCTTCAATGTTCTCATCAATGGAGTTGCCGCCTTTATAAGAAACGCGGCGATATATATCCCTAATCCAGATCGACCAAGCGCGAGAAATAAGCCCGTTCTGGTCGGTAATTTTAACCTGGAGAGGCGGCTTGGATACTAAGTTTTCAGTTTTGTCTTCAGCCATCACCGAACCTCAACCCACGCCCCGCCGATGTCAATAGGAATAGGGTCGGATATTTCGACTTTAAAGGTAAACTGCCTAGCAGCGCCAAAGCGGTTAACCTTAGCCCTTGCCAAATATTCCCCAACCTTACCAATGCTGCCGCGCTTGAAGTTTTCACTGTATGTCTTTCCTGAATCTTTTGAAAAGTAAACGCGAAGTTCTGGGTCATCACCCTGCCCCACTACCAGACCCACGCCCGTTTTCATATCAAACTCTAGGCTATCGACGGTTAAAAACTCTCTGCCATTATTAACAGTCGGCAAAACAAATAGACGAACAACCGGATCACCGTCATCCGTGTAAAAGTTAGAAGACATTTGGTAGATGCGTCCGTTTTGAAAGTCTCCAACCAAAGTTTTTGAATTAAAGAAGATCGCGTTATTAGATTGGTGACGACCAAAATGATAAGACCGGCGGACATGCCATGAGCCAGTTGACATGTCATAGCACCAGGTGATGTCCCTCTCTGGGATGGTCAGAACGTAAAAAAGATGCCCTTCATTTTGATAGGTATAAGCAAATGCGTCATCAAGGCTTACGTTCTTTAGCGTTTTCTCCACGGCATGATTGCTTATCCTCGTTGGCGTGTAGCCATTCATCTGATAAACCATCAAATCAGAGCCGACAAAGTAAACCGTGTTGTTTTGCTTAGCGACCGAGTATCTAGCCGCGCAGCCTTTTTCTATGAATGCACCCTGATTACGCTCAAAAGGAAAGCCCGAAGCCCCGGAGTTATACCAAACCTCAATTGTCTCAGTGCCAAATAAAAATATCTCACGGTGATCACTAAGGATTGCGACTAGGTTATCCGGCTGACCTTCAGCCGTGGCGAAGTCCAGCGGATCAAAGGCAACGTCAAGAAGCTCTGAAATAAAAAACTGTCCTGTCCCTCTCCGGTCAAATAGAAAATAACCGTCTTGATAAGTCACCGTGGAAGCAGGATAAAAAGCTTCATCAGTGATCTGCTTCACTTCCCGAAGTCTACCGTCATAATAGAAACCCTTGAAGCCATCAACGACTACTAACTGAAAGCCGTTGTCTTCCATGACAACGCGACCTTTGAGATCAACGTCGCCCAGCTCTTTAAATGAGCCATCATTGAAAATTTCGTACATCTTTGAAGGCGTAACCGCAAACGCTCGGTTTTTATTATTGTGCAAACCAAGCACCGGAAAAGTAGGAAGCTCACAAAAAAATGCGAGACCTGGAGTGTTGACTAGACTGAACGGGTACTTGCCACCAGCGGAGGCGCGAGGAAATACATTAACGAGCAACTCATTGCCTGATATGTCCTGCTCTGAAGTGGTAGACGCTAATGGGATTTCTCTTTGCATGATTTCACCCTTCCATGATTCTCGTGGTAGCCGTATTGTTTCTCAGCATCTTGCCTTGCCATATAAATACGGGACGCAATAATAATCACGGGCCCTGTTCAATAATATAAATTCCAATTCCTTTGCGCTGAGTAGCAACAGCGCGATCCATACCAAGAACAAGATCACGGTAGTTATTACGTTTCAGCCACTTCTTGCCTTCAACCGCATGAGTAGCAACAGCAACACTCGGTTGCTTGCCCCATTCATCAGCTAGGTCAAGGCAAAGATTATAGATAAGCGCTCGCTCGTAACCTGGCGGAAGGTTGATCTCTTCAGTAAGGGAGGCAGTAGGAAGCATTCCGCTTAGTGGCTGAATAACTTCAAGGTGAAGAGTTTCTTCAGCGTATGGAACCGACTCAAATAGAATAGTGTTTAACGGCCAGCCTTCACGAACATAGAAGCGTGAAGGGCGCGAGGCGTCCGTTTTACGGCTAATGCGTGAGAAGGTCTTAACGTCAATTATTTCTTGAATGTAGTCCGTTTCGTATTGATCACGAATGAAAGCGGCAATTATCTTTTCCGGCCTAGCTGTTTCAATATGGTTAAATGGTAACGGGTCCGGCCTAGGCTCAGGGTAAATACCTATAGTGTATTCAGAAACGTCATTGGTTAGCTGAAAGGTAACAACATTAACCACTGGGATCAGTAGCGTTTCATTGGTCCAAGCATCAACCATTTGAGTAAATACCTGAAGAGCGTCCTGCCCCTCAGAAGGAATCAGTGGCTCTCCTGCCGCAAGGACGCCGATCTTTCTAAGAGCCGACCTGATTATATCTCCAACAGTGGCCATACCAATTCCTTTTCTTTATTCTGCGTTCATTGCCGCTTTGATCTTCTCGATCAGAGTGTTTTCTTTCATGTTCTCACGAAGACCTAAGCTGTAAAGAGCATTGCCAAGAAAAACGTGTTCCGCTTTGGTTAGTGATTCAGGGTTCTCTTCAAACTGCGCGTAAAGAGCATCAAGATCATGTCCGCCTTCAGCTTGCTTCGATTCTTTCAGGCCACGGCGTTCAGCTTCAGCAATAAGCTCATCATTACTAAATGATTCAATGGTAACAGGTACAGCACTTAACTTTGCCTTGGTTATTTGAGACTCAAATTCAATTTCAGACATAACCTTAAAGCCCATTGTTTTAACCAGGCCAACAAGGTCCTCAGGTCGCGCACGCTCAATCTGATCAGCGTCCAATTTTGGTGTGTTGTCCTCTTTAGGCAAATCAAGAAGCGCAGGAGACTTAACCCATCCGTCTTGCTCTAACCTTTCAGCTTGAGACAAGTTTACAATTTCACCTTTAGGGACGTTTGCGTGATACATCCATAATTTTGACATTCAATTTCTCTTTCTATCCAATAAATAAAAGGCCCAAGGATGGGCCTTATCTTATTGCTTACTGAGCAGCGCCCCACATACGAAGGGCTAGCTCACCGTAAATCAAATCGGTGCCGTAAACAGCATCGATACGGTGAATCTCGGTTTGCTCGTTAATGTCGTAAGCGCCAGTCAGAGTGAGTGACAGGCCGGTTTCAGGGTCCGCAGCGCGAGACTTGATAACCGCTGATTGTGGTAACTCTAGGTCAATCATTGCCAGGGCAATAGCATCACGATGGAACAGGTAGTTCTGCTCATATGTTGTGTTAGCCGCACCAGCAATAGTAATGGCCGCACCAGCCACCGGAAGCGCTGTAACGTTCTGGTAAGCCTTTGTGCTGATTGAATCGCCTTCAGCATTGTTGATTGTGGCTGTGCCATCGTTCAGCGCTGGGAAGACTGAAATGGACGCATTACCTGATCCGTCCGTATCAACGTCTTCAGTCACAACAAACTCTTGAAGCAGGCCGGTTGTTTCATAGTTCTGAGGGTTAACACCGTACACACCGGCAACGGTAAACACATCGCCAACTTTTAAGAAGCCAGTTGTGCTCGATGTGCCGCCAGTCATGGTGATAACCGAGCCGTTAGCACCAGTACCAGCCAAAGGAGTGCCGCCGTGATCACCAACGGTGTGCTTAGGCAAGTTCTGAGACTCGTAAGTATCGTATTCAGAAACCTTGCCGCGATAGCCCATCTTATAGGCTTGCTCGACCATGCTCTCTTTAAAAAGCTTGGTCACTTCATCAGATAGAGAAGCACACGTGAAAGGATCAAGGACCGCATGACGCATGCCATCCTGAGGAACGGCGTAAGTGGTCTGCTTAGCGCCTGCGTTAGCAAAGTCGATAAACTTGCCTGGGCGAACGCCGGGGGTGCCGGAAGAGTGAAAAGCTTTCTTCAGGGTCAGCAAGATATTACGGTCAATCTTGTTGGCAATCTGAATCATGCCTGACTTCAGATAGCGCTCTGAAAAGTCCATGATGTCAAGGGTCTTATCCTTGACGGTGTACTCAAGACCAACGTGGTGCTGCTTGTCAATCTTGAACGGAATGGTTTGGTCAACCATTGGCTGCTTAACCAGGGTGCGACCATCAGCAGCCTTAACACGGTAAGGAAGCTTTAAGCGAATAGTATCGCCGACTTTACCAAACGTTTTTTCATAGTTGCGATAAACCAACTTGGCCGTAACCAGGTTGTTTTTTAGTAGACGTAGCGCCTCTTTCGCGATTACGTCATCCGTGAGTAAGTTGTTATTTTGAACAGCCATGGGTGGCGTCTCCTAAAGTTACCAAGATTTGCGCGAACGTTCTCTCTTGTTCATGTGTGCTTCGTATTCTGCAAAAGACATCTCAGCCGGGGCTTTCTCTTGTGCATCACTACCACCCACCGGACTAATTGGATCGGGCGCGCGAGTTGTTTTTGTCGGTTTCGGCGGTTTGCTCGTCACCGTCAGATCAAGTTTTGCGATTGCTCGCGCTTGTTGAGCTGGCGAACCAGCAGCAATTTCGGCAGCAAGGTCTTTGTTCTGGCCCAAGTGGTACATAACCTTTGTCGGGTCTTCGCACTCAGCCAAAGCTTCGAGCATCTCACCAGTGATCGGAACCTCTGGATTAAGCGCAACGGACTCAAAGTCTTCAGGCTTGTCAGCAGAGTTTACGGCTTCCTTGATAACGGCCATTGCCGTCTTCTGGGTGTCGCTTAACTCAGATTGAGGCTCACCCCGACTAGACTTACTCTCTTCACCATGCTGCTTGTCGTAAGCATCCAGAGCGTCAAGATAGTCATCATAAGTCTCAAAGTCGGATTCGGCAGGTTCTTTATCAGACCGCTTACCATTTTCAAGCTCGTCAATGCGGCGCTGAAGAGCTTCTTTTTCACGGCGCTCTTGCTCTCGCTCTCTTACTACCTGGTCGATACGTTTTTGAACACGGTTAGACTTCTTGCCTTTGTCGTGATCGGCGGCGGTATCTTTGCCGGAATCATCTTTCTTTTCAGATTCGCTATCCTGATCATCTGAAGTTTGGCTAACTTCTGGCTCGGCCTCAGCCTTCTCTTCAGCCTGCTCCTGTGGTTCAGGTTGGATTTCTGGAACGTCTGACGATGTTGTGACAAAACCAGCGGTTTCATCTTGTACTTCAGTTCCATTCATGGCGTATTCCCTGATACGAATTTAAGCCCCGTGAAAGGCCACGGGTAGCCATAAACTAATGATAAGCCTAATTTAGTTAAAAGTCACCAATTAAGACTTGACATTTTGATTGTTTGCCATTAACTCAGCCAGTGCCTCAGCAACCAATTCACGCACTTGCTGGTATGCCTGATCTCCACCAGCAGCACCGTTTTCTATTGCCTGAAGTTTTGCCTGAGCCTCAGCCGTATCAAGTTGAGCCTTAGCTAAATCAGCTTGAGCTTTGGCCATATCAGCCTCAGCCTTCATTTTGTCTGCTTCTATTTCCTGCCCTTTCACTTCAAACTCGGCCATCTGCAACTGCTGTTCAGGTGTTGGCTGGTCCTGTTCTGGCATATCTTCAGCAAGCTTCTCGCGCTCTTCACTGCTCAGCACGTTAGGCGGCACAATCTTTTTAAGACGCTCGGCCATTACGTCCGCGCCTGGGAAGTCCATGTTTTGAGCGATAAGATCAGCAATAACCGCAGCAGAAGCCGGAACAGCTTGAGTGAATTGAATGAGTGATTCAGCTGCTTCTTGTCGTTGTGTTGAGTAAGCTGGGCCAGTAGTGACAACAACATCGTACTTGGCAACGCTCAAATCATTGATAGTTACCCACTCGCCTGAGTCTTCATCGTAAATCTGCTCATTGAGCATCACGAAGTCTTCAGTTTCATCAGGGAACTTCAAGCGAACAACGCGCTCGGTGTCGTAAACCTTTGGAATCATTTCAACCAAAATCTTACCAACACGGCGAATAGCTTTAGTTAGATTGTCGATAAAGGCGAATGAACCGCGATCACCTTGGCGCTGTCTTGCGACAATTGCCCGGCCTGAAGTCTCATTCCCCATCGCACCAAGCGAGGCATCATACATGCCAAGCGTAGCTTTAATCTTGTCGCTTGAGTTCATTCCCAGCGTGATTTCAGCAGCAGGGACGGCTGCAGGCTGCTCACGGCGTGGACCTGGATCGCCTTGATATTGTGGAACGTAGGTTAATACTGAACGATTGACAGTGTTGGCCGTTTCCCATTGATGCTCGTAACCTTCAGTATGACCTTCAGAGCCGATAAACGGCGCCTTAGGCGCAAGAGCAACGGCTTCTGTTGCGGCACTGTCCCAGTAGTTAGCCATCCGCTGAGCGTC